AGAAGATAGTTCAACTAATGAAACTGAAACTGAAGAAATAGTTTTAAGCCCTGAAATAGTTGAAGAAATAGTTGAAGAAGATAGTTCAACTAATGAAACTGAAACTGAAGAAGATAGTTCTGATGAAATAGTTGAAGAAGAGGAAAATAATGACTTTAATTTTATTGAAAATAATATTCACGAAATTCCTAAAAATGAAAAAATTATATCATCTAAAGAAACTAAACATTCTATTGTTGAAAAACAAACAAATGAAGAGACAGAGCAAATATCATCAACTGATACGACAGAAGAAAATAATGAAGAAACGGAAGATGAAATCAAGAATGAGCATATTCTCACGGATGAAGAAACAGAAAGTATATTACAGGAAACAACAGATATTAGTAAAATTGAAATAGATCTAGATAATGATATTCCTATTAATACTGAACCTATTGGTTATATTTTAAATTCTGAAATTGAAGAATTTACTTCTGAAGATGAATTATATAATTTCTTTTCTGATGTTGAAGGACCTCTAAATCAAGAAGATGATTTTGATATAGATAATGAAATGCCATCTATTGGTATTGAATTAACTGAGGAAAATGAATTTGATCTATTATTTCAAGAAATTCCTGAAGAAATTCCTCTTCAGACTTTGGAGGAAGTACCTGATTTATCAGATATACTTATAGATACTAAGGAAACAACACTTGAAGATTTATTACCAGAAACTTGTAGTAATAGTGAAAAAGAAAGTGAGGAACATAATAAAAATCAACCTCAACCAGAAACTTCTCAAAGTAATGAAAATTCTTTTATCCCAACATCACATTGCAGCGATATGATGGAAGTAGCTGAACAAATGTTAAATAATACACAATCGGAGTTCTTTTAAGAACTCCCTCAAAAGGAAAATAATGGAAATTGATTTTATAAGCGATATACATCTAGATTTTTACTTAAATGTCGCAGCAGAGGGAAAAATTCGTAAATTCATTGAGTCGATTTTACCTAAAGAAAAAAGTAAAATTTTAATAATAGCTGGAGATATTGGACATAATAATGGACAAAATAAAATATTTTTAAAAATACTTAAAGGGTATTATAAACATATATTTTTAACATATGGAAACCACGATCTCTATCTATTATCTAAAAATACTCAAAAGAAATTTGAATGGAACTCGTTTGAAAGAATAGAAGATTTAAAAAACATATGTTTAGAACTTGGTATATTTTTTATGGATGGGAATGTAGTTGAAGTAGAGGGTATAACTATTGGGGGTCTTCCAGGATGGTATGAAATGGAAGTAGCTGATTTGGGTTACTGGAAGCAAACTATGAATGACTCTGTTCATATTTATACGACATACCCTATTTGCCTCCCGTATTCAAACGAAAAATATAAGGGGTTTTGTCCTGTAAGTTTTTGGGAGAAGCAAAAAGAACTTCTTGAAAAAATGCCAAAGGTGGATATTCTTTTTTCTCATATAGCGATGTATGAAATGAAAGATAAACATATGAATCCAAAATATATTGGAGATCCTGATAATATGTTTTATTTTCGTACTAAAGGTGGGTATGATTTAATTAAAAATAAAACTAAAAATTATATTTTTGGACATACTCATAATATCTATTCCTATGAAGATGAAGATATATTCTTTGCTTGTAATCCTTTAGGATATCCTGGCGATTTAAACACTACTATAAAAACTCTTAAAATAATTAAATAATGTCTCCAAGACATTTTATTTTTTAGCATCTGCAAGATGAAAATAAAACTTTTTTATGTCTTGCAGATGCTATTTATCTTACACAAATAGCTTGTAAATTCTTCAACAAGCTTTTTCAATCATACAAATTCAACATTTTCGTAACTAAAAAATAGCATCTGCAAGACATTTTATTTTTTAGTTTTTAATTTTACTATATAATAGATTAATAAAAATTTTTTACATCTGTAAGACATTTTATTTTTTAGTTTTTAATTTTACTATATAATAGATTAATAAAAATTTTTTACATCTGCAAGACATTTTACTTTTTAGTTATAGTTTTATTTTAGGGTTTTTAGTTTTTAATTTTACTATATAATAGATTAATAAAAATTTTTTACATCTCCAAGACATTTTATTTTTACTATACACTTTAAGTAAACTCTAAGTATAATTTAGTTATAATATTATATAACAAATTAGGAGTTATTATGAAAACATTACAAAAAACATTGAGTTTATCAGATCTTTATTTAACAGTTGCAAAAATAAAAGCACCATATGGTTATGGGTATTCATTATCAGCATCTCTAGCATCAACTCTAACTGGAATTATTAAGGAACTTAATATTGTTGAAAAATGTACTATTTCAAAATCAGCATTCGTAAAAAATTCAGTTTGGTATGATGAAAATGGTTATGGTAATTATGGAACTCCAAGAAAAGAATATGCTGAAGCTTATGATATTTTAGTAATGGATGAAAATGTTGAAAAACTTGTATGTGAACTATTGAATAAAATGCCTGAAATGGACTCTGAAATTGATAAATTGAATAGTAAAGGATATAAAAAGATTATCAATAATATAACTAAAGAATTAAAAAATAGAGGTATAAATCCAACACTTTATGCCTTAAAACTTTTAAATGGTTATAAAATTATAATAGGTCACTATGATAGATTTAATGAAATGAAAAAATTTGATAATGTTTTTCTTTTAGATAACTATAAAGAACTAAGTGAAAAAGCAAAGGAGATTGAACTTTAATGAATATTCATATTGAAAAAGAACTTTTTAACCAACTTGATAAAATTTCATTTGTAACTTTTGAAGTTGGAAGTCCTCTTTATAATTTACAAACAGAAGAGTCTGATATAGATCTATTAACAATTTATATTGAAGATGATATGACTTCAAAATCATTTTTATGGGAACATCACCAATTACAATATAAAGAAGAAAAAGTTGATAGAAACTTTTCAACACTTCAAGGCTTTATAAGAAATATATTAACTGGAGATGCGACAATTAACTTTGAATTACTTTTTACTGAAGAAATGAAAAATAGTAGTTTAGATTTTCTTTATGAAAAAAGATTTCAATTCATAAACTATAATATAATTAAATCATACTTAGGATTAGCTAAGAGGGACTTTAAAAGTGCATTTAAGGGTTTACATAGAACAAACAATAAAGATGCTTTAAAGTCCCTCTCTCACGCTGTAAGAGGTATAATATTTGCTGAACAACTTTTATTTGAACCTAAAAATTTTAATATGAAAAATAATGATGAGTCGTGTGTGAAATATTATAATAATAGAGATCTTTTATTTGATATTAAAACTGGTAAATTTTCAAAAGATGAAATTGAGTTTATTATGAAAATCTATATTGATAGGATGGATGAATTAAGAAATATTCTTAATAATAAGCTAATAAAGGGTGAAATAGAAAAAATAGGAAGTTTTTCTTTCTTAAAAGATATTGACACTTCAGTAATAGCAATTTCAAAAATACAAGGAAATAAAGAAGATATTTCAAGGGATATGTTTTATGAAGTATTATCTAAAGGAATTCAGTACTAGGAGGGAAAGAGAATTTATGGATATGTAAATCATAATATTTTTAACTTTATTGAAAAGATCTTTAGGTTTTAAGTAAATTTTAAGTAAATTTTAGTTATAATATAAAAGTTTAAAATAAAAGGAATAAAATGGAAAATTGGGAAAATATCAGGGAAGTTGAAGAGTTGACTCCTGAAATTATGAGTGGGTTGAATGATAGGCAAAAAGTTATTTTAGGATTTGCTACTATGCTTCCTTATGAATTATATGCTTTAATTGTTTGTGATTTTGATATGAAAAAAGTTATGGAGGAAAAACTTGATACTATAACTACAGTTGTTGGGTTATGCGAGTTTATTGATAAGAGAACTGAAAATTTAACAGATGATGAATTGTTTACTGCACATCAAATTATCGTTATGTCTGCTGAAGCTAAAAAATAATTAAAATTGGAGAAAAAGAAATGTTAAAAATGTTAGGAATTGGAAAAGAAAAAACTGTTGAAGTTAAAAGAGGTCAAGATAAAATTAGTGGTGCAATTGCAATGTTCACTGATGCTCTTGAGGATTTAAATGCTGGTATTCAAATGTCAGACCAAGAAATTGCTGAGACAAAAGATGAAATTGAAGCAAAAAGAAAGGCTTTTGAAGAAGAAAAAGCAAAATTAGAAGCAGAAATTGCATCAAATAAAGAAGCTATGCAAAAAGCTGAAACTATTAAAGCAAATATCCAGAACCTATTAGGTGCATAAAATGCTTTTTTCAAGCGAAGAAAATTATAAAGGGTGGGTTTCACAAGGTTATAGTCCATTCCATAGGGAGTTGGAAATAGAAACTCCAGTAACCCTAAAAGATAATGTAAAAACAATTAATGGAGATCTTGATTATACAATTCAAGCTTTCTTATTTGATATGTTTACTATTGATGAAGCTATTGAATTATTTCCAAAATATAAAGATGGGTTGGAAAAAATAAGATCTTATTGTAAGAAAGACTTTCTTTCTAAATACCTTAATATTGCTAATGAAAATATATTCCAAAAAGGAATTTATGTAGCAGATTTATATAAAGAATATATAGAAAATTATGTAACAAGTATAGAAGTTGAATATATAGATAATTATTGGATATCAAGAGGAAATAGGTTCTCATCATTGTCAAAAAAAGAAAAACGAGAGAATGAAGCTACTATTTTCGAATATATTGAGTCTATTAAAAACAGGAATAAGGTGGATAATGATCTTAGAGGTCTTGAAAGAGAAATTGAAAGACAATCTTACTGTAGAATTGAAGAAGTTTATAGTGTTGATGAGAATGGAAATTTCTATAAATTAGATTTTGAGTTTTTTAACTTTTTTATTTCTAAGACTAATGATATTTTTGATAAAACAATTTATATCCAGTTGGAAAATAAATTCTTAATTAAGAAAGAAAAAGGTGATTATTCTTTTATGGAAATATGGGGAGTTGCTCCGACTCAAAAAGTTCAAAAAGGAATTTATATTCCTTTTAAAGATGGTGAATGTATAAAAATTTAAAGGAATAAAATGGAAAATAAAGCTGAAGTTATTTGGAATTCAAAAGAGACCACTCCTGATGGAAAGTCTTTTATGACTATAAAGAAAGCAAGAGGATATTACTATTATGCTGAGAGGGGTGGGGTTGATAGTATAGCTTTTATTCTTTTTGATGGAGAAAGATATGCCCTTATAAATGAGTCTAAACCACCAATGGATGAAAGAGAAAATAAAAAAGTCAGAATGACTACTGCCTTTGGTGGTAGTGTTGATATGAATGCATCTTTTGAAGATATCTGTAAAATTGAAGTTAGGGAAGAAGCTGGGTATGATATTCCCCTTGAAAATATTAAGAGTGTTGGTTCAGTTCTAGTATCTACTCAAATGTCGCAAATGTGTCATTTATTTCTAGTTGATATTCAGGGTTATCCCAAAACTGAAATTGCTGAATGTGAACAAGAAATTTCTAAAGAACAACTTGAAAAAGATCCTGATGAATTTGCAGGAAACTCAGTCGTATGGATGACGAAAGAAGAAGTTTTTCAAAATTCTGATTGGAAAGCAATCACTATTATTTCAAAAGCTGGAATTTAATAAATTCCAGCGAAAATCTTACAAATATTCTTAAAATTAAGCAATCTTTAAGTCTAATTTAGTTATAATATATTATAAGTTTTAAAAACTAAAGTGAATTGAAAGGCTTAAAAATGACAATCAAACAATTACTAAAAAGAGATAGAACAATGGCGATGGAAGTTATAGAAAAATATAGAGAATGTAACTTATATTGTGATTGGTTTAACCCTACTATTGAAAACTTCTGTGAAAATTTAGAAAAAATAGGATTTGAAATAGATCCTCAAGATGTATCTTTTAGAGGGTTTTGGTCTCAAGGTGATGGTGCTTCTTTTATAGGGATTATTAATGCTCTTAATTTTTTAAAAGCAAAAAGAAAATTAACTCAATTCCCTAAAGTTGTTAGAGCAATGAGAGAAGGAAAAATTGAAGAAATTGTAGGAATTTCAAGATCAAATCACCAATATTGTCACGAAAATACTACTTATGTGGAAGATTTTGAAGTATATGATGAAATAACATCTATGTGTGAAGATGAACTTGAAGAATTACAATCATATTTAGAAGAAACTAGAGAAGAATGGTCTCAGGATCTTTATAGAATATTAGAAGAAGAATATAATTCTTTAACTTCTGATAAAGCTGTAGTTGAGTTTTTAACTGTAAATGAAATTTATATAGAGGAATTATAATGAAATTTTTAACTTTAGAACAAATTGTAGGAATTGATGAACGATTTGCTCAAAATATTATAAAAGAAAATATTATAATTCTAAAGCCAGATTATAATAAGCTATTTACAGACTTTAGAATTGTTTGTGAAATGGAAAATGTTTATCTTAAAACTTTAGATTTAGATAAACTAACTTTTAAAGGAACAATTTCTTTAATACATTTATTACATAAAGCAAATAATTTATCATTTATTGAGAAAGGTTTTTTAGAAAATTGTATGAATAATGGCTATTTGCCTAAAGAAATTTCTTTATCTGATAGTTTTAATATTGCTAGGAGCGATTTATTTACAAAGGGAGATAATGAAGTTTTTGATAAGCTTGAAGAATTTGTAAGAGATTTTATAACTGGTTTGACTATTCAATTATTTTTAAGAGTCGAAGAACATAAAGAAGATATAGTAATATCAGAATATGAACGAAAATATTCTGAATTAAAAAATATAAAATTCCCATATGGAGGTTGTTAAATGTTAAATGAAGATGACTTATTAAAAGTCGAAAGGGTCTTGACTGAGTTATACCCTTGTATTATTGAAACTAATATTGATGATATTGAAATGGAAGATGATTATTTTCTTCTTCCATATATTAGTGTAGATGATAGGAAAGAAACTTATGATTTAGATAATAATGTTTTAAATGAATTAGTTATTACTGAATTAGAATTTATAGGTGTTTTTATTGATGATATATCTATCAATAGAGTTGACAGTTATTCTGACGGAACTTCAACTTATAAAATGGAATTTGTATTAAGTTAAAATAAAGTTTTTAACAAAAAGATTAAAGGAAGAAAAATGAAAATAGAAATTAATAGAGTAATGCTTGCAGACTCATATAAGTATTCACACGCATCTCAATACCCAAATATGATTTCAATGTATGACTATATGGAAGCAAGAAGTGATAAACATTATCCTGAAGTAGTTTTTGTGGGACTTCAAGGTATTCTTCAGGAATATTTTACAACTCCTATTAAACAATGGGAAGTAGATGAAGCATTTGAAATGGCTCAAATGCACGGAGTGCCTTTTGATAAAGCTGGTTGGGATTATATTGTTCAGAAACTTGATGGAAATATTCCTGTGGTTATTAAAGCAGTTCCAGAGGGAACTGTGATGCCAGTTAAAACTGTTCTTATGACTGTTGAAAGTACCGACCCAAAAGTACCTTGGATTGCTGGTTGGCTTGAGACAATTCTTATGAAAGTTTGGTATCCATCTACAGTTGCAACTAAAGCTTATTTTGTAAGAAAAATGCTTGAAAAATTTGGTTCTCCTGAATGGGCTCAATTTGCTTACCATAATTTTGGAGATAGGGGTTCAAGTTCTGTAGAAACTGCAGCAATTGGAGGTTATGCTCACCTTGCTGCTGGATTTATGGGTACTGATAACTTTAATTCTCTTAGATATATAAGAAATAATTATGGTTCAAAATGTGCAGCATTTTCTGTTTTTGCTACAGAACACAGCACGAATTGTGCAAATGCTATGGGGTCTAAAATTAAGGAACTTCAATTTGTTGAAAGAATGCTTATAGAAAACCCTGAAAAAGCAATTATGAGTTTTGTTGCTGATAGTTATAATATTTATAATTTTACTGATATGGTTACTAGACCAGGAGGAAGAATTAGAACTATTATTGATGAAAGAGAAAACCAAAAATTTGTCATAAGACCTGATAGTGGTGATGCTCTTGAAGTAATTGCCGAAATGCTTAAAATTATGGAAGCTAATGGTGTATTTGATATTGAAATAGGGGGAAGAAAATCTTCTTCTAAATGGGGAATTCTTTGGGGTGATGGTATTACACCAAAAACTATTGAAGATATTCTAACTATGGCTATGGAAATGGGATATGCTGCAGAAACATTTGTATTTGGATCTGGTGGTGATATAATGCAAAATGTAAATAGAGATACTCTTGGGTTTGCTGTAAAATGTTCAAGTATTACAAGACCTGATGGGACGGAACAAGATGTATTTAAAGATCCTATAACTGCTTCAAATAAGAAGTCTAAAAAAGGAAGAGTTACCACTTACAAAAGACCAGACGACACTTTCTTTGTTGATACAATTGGTGTAATAGGTGAAAATGCAGTTGTTGCACTTGAAACTATTTACAAAAATGGTAAAATGGTTAAAACCTATACTATTGATGAAATTAGAGAAAGATGTAAATAATCTTTCTCTTTAATCATATTTTAAGCTAATTTTAGTTATAATATATTATAAATTATAAAAGATAATAGGAAAAAATATGATACAAGTTCAAAAAACAAAAGCTGGTATAAAATTAATTGTTAATGATGAAAAAATTTCAATAGGGAATTCTTCTCTTGAAGTATCTAAAGAAAAATCAGATCGGAAAAATATATATTCTACTAGACCATCTAGATTAAGAGAATTTGATGTTAAAAAATTTGATGCTGATTTAGATATTGATTTAGATTTAGTATCAGATATTATAGAGGAAGAACCTACTATGTCTTTAGAAGATGCCTTGATAAAAACTGATGCTTGTTATTTTAATCAATCTATGAACCATAATTGGGGAAATAAAGCAGTTGCAGGGTTGTTAAATTTTATATATGATAAAAATATATTTACACATAAAAAATTATAAAGTTAAAAGAATATAAAACTGCTATTGAAATATAGTTATATAATAAAGGATTTACAATGACACAAGAAGAATTAAAGATACAACAACTACAAATGGAAATAGCAGAGTTAAAATCAAAGCTTGATCTATATAAACACGATCCCTTAACTGGACTTTTAATGAGAAGAGATTTTGATGCTAAACTTAGAGAAATTTGGAATTTACAAGAAAACTTTTTCTTATGTCTTGTAGATGTGAATGGCTTACATAATGTTAATAGAGAACTCGGTTATGATGCTGGGGATAGACTTATAAAACGAGTAGCATATGATATTGTTGAGAGATTTCAAGGAATTCCATTTAGAATTGGAGGAGATGAATTTGCGATTATTTGTTTTCAAGATAAAAAAGTTGATATTGAAAATACAATTATAAGATGTGCTTATAAAACAGAAGTTGATAATCTTGATGAGTTAATAAAACTTGCAGATAATCGTTTGATTAAAGCTAAAAAAGAACTTTATAAAGGTGAGGATGATAGGAGAAAAGAATGTCAACTTTAACATATATAAAAATCCGTTATACCTTTTGGGCAGTTATTATGAGTTTTATGCTTTTAATATTATGGTTTTTTGCACTTGTTCCTCTCTCATTTATAATTATTGAAATTATTATAAATTTCTTTGCAGTAGTTTTATTTTTTTCAATTGAAGAAGAACCAGGAGAAAATGGGTGGTTGATATATGCATCGGCAATAACACCTTTTTTTAATTTAGGAGTTTTCGGAATACTCCTAATAATGTTAATTATTTATAGTATTTCAGTTGCGGATGAAAAGATTAAAAATAAACTTGTAAAGGATTAAAGATGGAAAAATATGGGATACTTATTGGAAGATTTCAACCATTTCATAATGGACATTTTAAAATAATCCAACAAATTATTTTGGATGGCAAAACACCAATTATAGTTATTGGTTCTGTTAATAAAAATGATGAAAAGAACCCTTTAAGTTTTAGACAAAGAAGAAAAATTATTACAAATATTTATCCTGATATTGATATAGTTGCTATGAAAGATTATGATTGTTGGGGAAAATGGGTAGAAGCTGTAACAAAATCTTTAGATTATTTTGATGGTGAAAAAACTTTCTATGTTTATCAAAAAGAAGATGATTTTGGAGATTTTGTTTTTAATGGAAAAACTTATAAAAACTCTCACTATATGGATGTTTTTAAAGATAGTGGATTTAAAATTAATGATGTTTGTAAACATACCTGTCCTGTAGGGCTTTCTATTGATGCAACTAAAGTTAGAAAAAATAAAGAATATGCTCTAGGAGTTCTAGATGCTAGAACTCTTAAAAGCCTTGAAGAAGTTAATTTTTGGGAAGAAAAATAATGAAAGAACTTTTTAGAGATAATTATGGGAAATCTATAATTGAACATACAAATTATATTGAAGCTAATGGTGGGGATGGTACTTTACTAAGAGCAATTAATCTTTTTAAAAATAAAGGGAAAAAATTCTTTGGAGTTGCTAGTGGGACTAAAAACTTCTTAATGAACCCTGAAAAAAGAATTCAAGAAAATGCAAAAGTGAAAAAATTTAAACTTATAAAGGTAAAGGTAGAATTTTACAATAAAAAAGAAACTATAACTGTAGAAGCATTTAATGATATAATGCTTGGTGGAAATATGAATAGTTGGATAAACTTTGATGTTGAAGATAAAGATAATATTCTTGGTAATTTTAATGGGGGAGGGTTAATTATTTCAACTCCTCAAGGTTCTACTGGCATTAATAAAAATAATGGAGGGGTAATTCTCCCATTAAGCTCACATAACTGGGTAGTAACTGGGGATAAAACTGATCGACTAATTAGATATGTCCTGGAGCCGAGAAAAATGATTATTAGATGTTCATCAAGAGAACAAGTTACTTTATGGGTTGATGGTTCAAATCATATTTTTAATGATGTTGCTAAAATCACTATTACAGTTGGTTCCACTGTGGAGGTAATCTTTAATGATTATGAAAGATTTAAGGAAAAAAGAAAATGATACATAAATTTCCACCAAATAGACCAATATTATCAAACCTTGAAATCTTTAATATAATTAGAATTTCTTGGTGGAGTTCTTGGAAATATATGAGAACATATTCAAAAAATCTTTCTAAAAAGCATAAGATTTCAAATTATAAAAAGATGAAGCAAGAAAGAGGAATTCAACAATACTTGAAAGGAAGAGAATATGCAAAAGAATAGGATGAAGGAATTCCCTTTTATTATTGATGAAAATGTAGAAGTTAGAATTTCTTTAGGAGAAAATGGCTCTTTTCAGTTGAAAACTGAAGATAAACGAAAACTCTTTTTCAAAGTTCAGGGAGATCCTAAGGATTTTGAAATTATTATAAGGAAAAAAGATGAATACTAGAAATTTTATTTATAGGCAAGTGAGAGAAAATGGATTTTATATTGGTGATATAGATATAAATTTAAAAGATGTTATGGAAGAAATCTCTTCATTAGAAAGTTTATATTCGGAAGCATATGTTAAATCAGAATTATTTAAACCTAAAGAAGATCATCAAGGTCGTTCTGGATATGCGGTTTTAGTCGGAAATAATGAATGTGAATGTAATTATGTTAATTTAGAGAATTATAAAAATCTAAACTATGCATACACAGTTTATAAAGAATTTTTAGAAAAATATTTTGATTTAGATCCAGAATACACTAATAAATTCCCAACATTATTAAATTGGCAAAAATATTTACAAGGTTCAGATAACTCACTTCCGTGGCATATTGATGTTGATATAAAGAAAGGTAGTTGGGAAAAATATTCAATAGATATTCAAGAAGGAATAATTCCTAAATTCGTTATGGTTATAGTTACTGAGAATGATAATGATGGTAAAGGTTTAGAAATTAAAGTTTTTGAAGAAGACTTTAAAAAAGCTGGTATAAAATACCCTGATGGTGGAAAACCTATTAATGAAAATGGTAAAAAAGGAAAAATTATAAAAATTAATTTGTCTCCAGGACAAGTAATTATTTTTGATAATACCTTATTACAACACGGAGTTACAGAGAGTCTCCCAAATAAAAGAACAATGTTTGGCTTTAGAAGTTTTATAATTGGGGCGAAATACTTCACTGAAGATCCTAATGGTAATTATTCAGTTGGTAATTATCTAAAAGGAAATATTAATCTTCTTGATGAAACAAAAATTTCTGAAGTATTTGGTTGTAAAAATATAAATAAATAGAAATTTTAAGTATAAATTAAGTTAATTTTAGTTATAATATATTATATAAATTAAAGGATATAATATGTATATAGTAAAAGTGTCTTTTTTACAAAACCCATCATCAGAGGTAGTACGATATTTCGATGAATTTCTAGATATTGCTCAGTATCTTGCGACATTGATAGATTTTGACGATGAAGACTTTAAAAGAGAATTAAAAGATAAGGGTTTTAAAGTTAATATTCTTGGAGCTGTTACTTACTTCATAACTGAATTCGAGGATTGTGATAATATTTCATTCTGTATAAATAGAACGAAAGATACTCTTTTTATTGGTATTGAAGAAATTAAAACGAATAAAGGTTATAAAAAACTTAAAGCTTGGGGTGGCGATACTGGAAGAGAAATATTTGAGGTATTTCCTAAAAGAATAATCACAGAAAAATTTGAAACTTGGTTTAAGAATATAACAAGCGACTCAGAAACTTATTACAATATTGATGGTAAAAGAATTGCTCTAAAAGAAGATGATGACTCAATGGAGCAATTTAAAAATCTTAGAACTTGTTGTGGAAGTTATGAAGAAGATGTTGAAATTGATGGAAAGCTATATGTATTTGGGTTTAATTATGGGCACTAAAGAAACTTATGAAAACTTCATAAAGGATAATAATCCTTTGTGTTCTATGAAATCTAGGAAAAAATATATTTTTAAAATTAAGAAAAATAATGAGGAATTTTATTATTGTCATTATGATTATGTTCATTTAAAAGAGGAATTAAAACTTTCTTTTATTTATGGTGATACCTATAAAAAAGTTGCAAATGTTATAGGAAATTCAGTACCATTAGGGAGGTTAAAATGAACTATTTTAAATATATATCTGAAAGTTTAGAAAAAGAAGATAATGGGTATATACGAATATTTTTATCGACTATGAAAAATGTTGGAGAAAAAGAATTTAATAAGTCCATAGAAGTTGCATTAGAAATATCAAATGATGACATTTCTTCTTTTTTAGAGATTTTTCATAAAACATTTAGACAAATAGATGTATTTGATTATTTATCTGATATGAATTTTTGGCATTGTATCAATAGTAATAGTACAATTAGAGATATATTAATTACAATACCACATTATAAAGATATGTCAACTGATGATGCCGTGTGGGAATTTATATGTACAATTTAAAAAGGAAATAAAATGGGAGCACTGAATATTAATATATTTGGGTCACCTGGAGTAGGGAAGAGCACAACTGCAGCAGGAATTTTTCACGAAATGAAAAAACTTGATTATAAAGTTGAATATTTAACTGAATATGCAAAGGATCTTGTTTATAGTAAAGATTTTTATAGGTTAAAAGACCAAACCTATATTTTAGCTAAACAACATCATCCAATTTTTAAATTAAATGAAGAATTGGACTTTTTAGTTAATGATGGACCATTTTTATTAGGGCTTATTTATGCACAAGATAAAGATGGTTTTCCAATAGAAGAATTTAAAGATTTTCTTCTTAAACTTTGGAAAAAGTATAATCATAAAAATTATTTTTTAATAAGAAACCCCAATTTAGAATATCAAGAGTTTGGTAGGGAACAAACTCTTGAAGAAAGTATAAAGCTTGCAGATGAATTAAAGAAAATGTTTAAAATTTATAATATACCCTTTACTGAAGTTTTAGCTGGTGAAGATGCTGTACGAACTATTTTAGAAGATCTTAACATAAGGATTTAATATGGGAACATTAATAGCTTTTTTAATTATTTTAGGAATTGTGTTTTTAATGGTGGTAATTAATAATTTTATAGGTGGACCATTGGATAATTAAGTAGATTTTAAGCTAACTTTAGTTATAATATATTATATAAAGATTAAGGAATTGAAATGACTAAGATTGAAAAGATTGAAGCTTGTTTAAAAGATCTTGAAACCAATAAAGATTTACTTAAATTATTAAAAATGGGGGATTTTCTTAGCTATATTAAGAAAAGAAAACTTGATTGGTTAATGGAAGATATTGGAAGAAGTCAAAAATATGATATTGTTATTTCAATTCAAAAACATAATCCGAAATATATTAAAACTTTAAAGGAAGAAAAATGAAGACATATTTACCAACTCTTGAAGAGTGTGAAAAAATTGTAGAAACTAATGAAGCATTTTATGCTAAAGAAGAAGTTTTTGACGGACAAAGATTTAAAATCTTTAATTACAGATTAGCTTCTTTTTCAGACTTTTTAATTCCAGGTACTATTGAAATGAGAGGTATAACTTTTAATTTAGATACTGGTGAGAGATGGTTAAGTATTCATAAATTTTTTAATAATGACGAAAATCCATTTACACTAAATGGGGAAACAATTCCTGAAATTGATGAAACTGTTGAATGGGATTATACTGATGAACTTGATATAAGAGATAAAAGAGATGGTTCTTTAATCAATACTTTATTAGTTAATGATAAAGTAGTTTTAAAAACTAAAGGAACTTTTTATTCAGACCAAGCACTTGAATGTTCTGAAAGAATTGAACCAGAGTTAGAAGATTTTCTTTATAAGTTATTAAAATGTGGTTATACTCCTTTATTAGAGTTTACAAGTCCTGAAAATAGAATAGTTGTAAATTATAATGTTCCAGAATTAAAAATACTTCAAATAAGAGATTATTTTGGTAAGTATTTAACATATGATGAAATTATAAATGATTTAGATATTCCTAAAAAGTTTTTAGTTGATAGAATTTCTTTAACTTTTAAAGAAATTTTAGAAAGGCAAGAAACTGAAAAAGGGATTGAGGGATGGATAGTTTTTAACCCAAAAGCAAAAAATTTACAAACTGCTTTTAGAAAGGTTAAGACTGCCGAATATTTTACATTACATCGATTAGTATCGCCAAACGAATTAGTTGAAAATAGATTAATTGCTTGTATATTAGACGAAACATTGGATGATATTTTAGCTGTTTGTAATGATTTTCAAAGAAAAAAATTCACAGAAATGGAGATTTTAATAAGTCACTATTTTAATAAAAATCTAAAACATTGTGAGGAGTTATATGATGAGTTATGTGTAAGTGAAAGAAAAGAATTTGCAAAGAAAAATAATGAATTCAAATTCTTTGGGGTTGTTATGAGAAGTAAATCAAAAGATGAAATAAAAATAAATCTTATTGAAATGATTAAAAAACAAACTCAAAAGCTAACTGGAGCTAGAGAGTTATTAAAAAAATTAAAGGAAGAAAATGTTTGAAAACGAAGATATAAAACAAAATGTCAAAGATGCTGTGAAATCAGCTAAAAATTCTATTAAGAAAATTATAGGATATAGTGTTGCTGGAATTGTTACATTAGTAATTTTAATAAATTCAACATATACAGTTGATGGTGGTGAAATTGCAATTGAACAGACTCCATCAGGAAAGTTGATTACAAGAATGGATCCAGGAATTAAATTCAAATTTCCATTTGTGTCAAAAGTATTCTTCTATAATGAAGTAACGACTGTAACTTATGATAAAAAGGACTCTGGAGCAACAAGTGATAATCAACCATATCCAATTATTTTTGCGGATACATATGGTGGAAAAATAAAGGGTACTTTTAGAATTGAAATGCCAAGAAATCCTGATGAGTTTAGAGAATTACATAAAGCATTTAAAAGATATGATAATTTTGTTGATAATGGAGTTGAAAAATTTACAAATGAATTATTAGCATATACTGCAAATCAATTTACTGGTGAAGCATTTATGCAAGGTGGTCAAAATGAATTTAAAGCAAGGTTAATGGATCAAGCTCAAGGTGGTCTTTATATAACAAAAAGAACTGCTGTAAAGGTTAAAAGACAAGCTGGTATTGTTGGGTTAAAAGAGGATAAACCAAGTCAAACAACTTCTACTGACCAAGTTATTTTTAAAAATATTATTCAAAGGGATAAAAATGGAAAGCCATTAAGAAATCCAAACCCTATGAAAAAATATGGTGTTAAAGTTACTCAAGTTACAATTGATGGGTTTATTCCAGAGCAACAGTTAAAAACATTTATGGATAATAAGAAGAAAAGAATTCAAGAAAGAGCAACTCTTAGAGAAAACCAAGAAAATGAAAAACAAAAAGCTGTGGTTGCAAAACTTAGAGGTGATAGAGAAAGAGTTGAAGCAAAACAGAAAATGCTTAAAGAAAAAGATGCTGCTGTGATTGAAGCTGATAAGAGAGTTGCTCTTGAGTCAAAAGCTGCAGAATTACAAATAGTTAGAAAGAAGAAAGAACTTGCGATTGCTAAAGCAAACGAGGGAATTCAAAAAGCAAATGCAAAAGCTGCAAAATATCAAGCTCAAGCAATTAAAGAAAAAGGTTTAGCAGAAGCAGCAGTAATATCGGCAAAATATAAAGCTAGAGATCCAAAACTATATGCACTTGAGAAACAAGTTGAAGTTACAAATAACCTTAAATCAGCTATGCAAGGGATAACTGTTCAAATGCCAAGAGTTCAAATTAATGGTTCAGGGTCAGATGGGCAACAATCAACAAATAGTGTAGATGTTGTTATGCAAGCAATAGGTATTCAAAAACTTGAAGAATTAACAAAAGCAATTAAATAGGGAGAAGAAAAATGATTGAGATATTAATAACTGACATAAATGGAAGAGAATTAAGTCTTAATCATAAAGTAAAACTATTTGACTGTGATGGTAAATTATCAAAAGAGTCGTATCCTATACGACTCGCACCAACAGATACTGCTTATGAAATAAGAGTATTAACAAAACCAAATAAATATGTAACATTAATGAGGAATTCGAGATCTAAGAAATTTCTAATTGTTGATTAATTTTATTATAAATAATATAAACCTTTAAAATTAAAGCTTATTTTAAGTATTATTTAGGTATAATTATAGAGTAAAAAGAGTTCATCAGGAACAAAAGAGTTTAGAGTTTAAAAAATTCAAGTTAGTTTAATTTGTTTTTAAGTAAACTTTAGGTATAATTATATATAAATTTAAAAGGATCAAATATGAAAAACCCATCTCAAAAAGTAATCGCTCAGTTAGAGGATAAAATTGTAACTACTTTAAAAGCTTTCGAAACTGCTATTGTTGCTGGAACAGTTCCATCTTACACTTTAGAAGATGTTGAAAAAGATTTTATCAAGATCTTTACAGATGATATGCTAACTTTAGAAACTGGTATTAGGGGACGAAGAACTGTTGAAAAAAGAGCAAAGGAGATTATTTCTTTATATATTGAAGCTTTTGTAAAAGATGCTCAAAATAAACCACTAAAAGAGGTGGTAGAAGTTGCCGATAAGGACTTAATTAATCCTGTGTTATCAAAGGTAGCTTAAAACGATAATGATTGCATAAAGGGCTTGTTAAAGCCCTTGTTGGAGTCATTGACTCAACCATAAAATTAAAAGGATTAAATATGCTAACAAAGGAAACTAGGAAACTTCTGAAATCAGTTTCAGGAATTTCATCAACTGCTGTAATTGAATATCCAATTACACCAATTTGTCCTCAAGATAAGTCGGTAATCGCATTTGTTGATTTTTCAGAAACTGAACCAGAGGGATTTGAAAAATTCGGTTCGTATTTCTTAAACGAACTACTTTCTGTTTTAGATTATTTTGACGATGCAAATGTTGAATTAAGAGATGATGTTTTATACATCAGTGGAGCAGATGGTAGTTGTGAGTATGAGACGACTGAATTATCAGTAATAGAGGGAAGAAACTATGTAGATCCTGCAAAATATCAAGCGATGAAAAATGCGAATTCTGTTATGGAATTTGAATTATCAAAAGATATGATGCAAAAAGTGAATAAATTAAGTGGTTTATTAAAATTAAATCATATTGTTATTGACTTTAGAGGAGATAATTCTGAAATGGTTTTAACTAACTTTACAGAAATGGATAGATATCAAAATCCTACTAAACTAAAAATTGATGCTGAGATTACAGAGCATTATGCCATAGTTGTGGATGTAAGAAACTTCCAAACAGTACCTGTGGATGATTACAGAGCGAGAATTATAAAATCACCGAAAGGTAACTTATCAATTCTTTTAATGAGTCAAACAAAACCAATAGGAATTGTAGTTTCTCTATTAGAACAATTTCAGGCTTAGACCTGAATAGTTTTCTTATGGTTCAAAATAAATTGACCCAATAAGTTTAAAATAAACACAATCAAAAAACAAAAAATCGCACAATTTGCACAATAGCAAAATCGCACAATTAAAATTAAGGAAAAAATATGAATTTCAACTGGGATAACTTAAAACAAAAAATGGGGAATATTAATTCTCAAAACAACAATGATCAAAAAGATGAAAGATTTTGGGCATTAACAAGAGATGAAACAGGAACTGGAACGGCTGTCGTTAGATTAGTACCTGGAAAGGGTGGAGATGCTACACCACCAATTGTAAGGGTTTTTAATCACGAAATCTTTATCAAAAAAGCAAACGGAAAATGGGGAGTTTTTAAGAACCCATCACCATCAACTATTGATAGACCTTGTCCAGTAAGCGATGCTTATATGGAATTAAAAAACTGTGGTATTGAACAATATGCTGATAAAATTGCTGGTAAAATCGGAAGAAGAACTCAGTTCATTTCAAATGTATATATTGCAAATGACTTAGGAAATCCAGGAAATAATGGAAAACTAATGTTATGGGGATATGGGAAAACAATTTTTGAACAAATTATTGGTGCATTAGAACCAAGTGATCAACAAAAACAATTAGGGGTTCAACCTAAAAACTTATTTGATTTATCAAATGGTGAAGAAATTGTTGTTGCAGTAACTGGTAAAAAATTAGATACTACATATTCTTTAACTTTTAATCCTCCAAAAGCATTATGTGATGCTGCTTGTATTTCAGATATTATAGAAAATAAAGCTGTGGATTTAAATGAATTTTTAGATGAAAAAAGATTTAAAGACTATGATACTTTGAAAAATGAGTTTCACAGAACTATTGCTGGAACTGATATTGAAAAAGCTTTATTAGAAATTGGTAGTCAAGTTATTACTGCACCATATCAATCAAATTCTGGGGGAGCAACTCAGTCTCAAACTGTTCCTACAAGCACAACTGCTGAAACTGCTGTTGTTGGGGGAGCAGTAAATGTTGGAGTAACTCAAACTGCTCCAGTTCAAGAAGTAGCTCAAACTGTAACACCTACAGTAGCTCCTGTAACTGAAGTTGCACAAGTAACTCAAACTGTAACACCTACAGTTGAGACTTCTACACCAGTTCAAAATACAACTGCAGGAACATCAGCACCAGCTGATATCGAAGCTTTATTAAATGATCTTTAGGAAGTAGGGATAAATTCCCTACCCTAAAAAATATTAAAAGGATTAAAATGTTATTAGTAGACTTCTCACATCTCGCAAATAGAAACTTATTTACATCAGTTTTTAATGCAAGACCAAAGAAAAAAGACGGAAAATATATTACTGAAGATTTTATTGGAATGTATTTACACCAAATGTTTATATCATTAAACTTTTTGAAGAAGCAATTTGGAAGAAAAGAAATGGTTTTAGCAATCGACTCAAGAATGAATTGGAGAAAGGATGTTTATCCTGATTACAAATCACATAGGAAAAAAAGTAGGGATGAAAGTGAAATAAATTTTGAAGAGTTTTTTAAATATAATAAGGAACTTATAGAAAATCTTAAAGAACATTTCTCTTTTAAAGTAGTTGAAGTTGATAGAGCAGAAGCAGATGATGTTATTTTTGCTTTAGCTGAAAAATATAGTAAATATGATGATGTTTTAGTAATTACAGAAGATAAGGATATGAAAATTGTTCTTAATTATGGTGCTAAGATGTATATGCCAATTAAAAAGAAATATGTCGATATGACACCATCTGAATTAAGTCTTTGGGTAAAAACTCATATTTGTCTTGGAGATGCTGCTGATAATATTCCAAATATTCTTTTTAATACTACATTTACAGACGAATATAAAGCATACCTTAAAGAAAAAGAAATTTCTTTAAATGAATATGAATATGATTGTTTACCATATGAACAAATTGTTACTTTAGAAGAAGAATTTGATATTTGGTACTTGAATAAAAAAGGTGAAAATGTCGAAAAGAAAATCTTTAAAAAAGTAAGGTTCGGAGAAAAAACTGCTGAAAAATTTGCAAAAGATCTAGTAAAAAATCTAGAGGGAGAAACACCACACCAAAAGCTTTTAAGAAAGAATTTTGAAAGAAATAAAAATCTAATTCATCCAAGTGGTATGCCAGCTGATATAAAGCAAGCAATCTATGATGAATATGATAATTGTTCTATTACTTGTAATTATGGTGGTATAATGAAATATTTCTTAAAACATTCTCTTAAAGAACAAGTTGCAAATATAGCTATATTTACAAGATAGGGAATAGGATATGAAAACACTTGACTATATAGATGAACGATACTTTTTAATGACAAACACTGCAACAAAAAGTCCTAAAATCGGTCAAACTGATATAGCCATTTGTTGTCCGATTTGTAAAGAAGGGAATTCGTGGGATAGAAAGCAAAGATGTCATCTTTATATTAAGGACTCATTTGATAAAGCTATGATACATTGCTATAACTGTGGAATACATTGTAATATTGAAAATTATCTATATATGGTTGATGAAACTCTTTTAACACAGTATAAAAGAGAAAAATTCAAAGATAAATTAGATGAACTAAAACCTAAAGAAAAAATTATAAGAACAAATGAAGATATTACAAAAGAACCAACAGTCTTTTTAAATGTAGAAGAATTGCCTTTTAGGAAATATACGAAAGAAGTTAGAGATTATCTAAAAACACGAAAATTAGAAGAATTTGAAGAACTCTTCTATTATTGTGATGAGGATGTATTTTTAGAAAATAAGTATTTGCCGATAAAAAATAGTATAATTACTCCTTTAACTTTTAAGGGGAAAATCTATGGATTTCAAGCAAGAAGATTAGATACGAAACTTTTTTCAACATTTATTCCTGATGCAAATATGGGGTTTAAAGCTTGGAATTATTATAACTTAGATAAGGATGGACCAGTTTTTATTTTTGAGAGTGTTTTTGATGCCCTCTCTTCTGGTCTTCCTCTTAAAAATATTACATCAGCTTTAGGTTCAGATTTTAGTCCTAAGCTTGCAGAGGGGCTTAAACATCCCATTTATAGCTTAGATAATCAGTTTTTAGATAGGACATCAAAAGAAAAATGTCTAAAATTAGTTAAAGAAAATAAATATGTGGTAATTTGGCCAGTAGATATAAAAGTTAAAGATTTTAATGAATTATTAAAGTATAAAACAAAAGAAGAAATTAAAAAAATTATAGTAGGAAATGTTGAAACAGGATTAAAGGCTTCCATAAAGTTGAGTATATAGCAAATATTCATTTATAAATAAAATTATAAAAACAAAAACTAAAAGGAGTCAAAAATGACAAAACAAGATTTAATTAAAGTAGTACAAGAGGAAATTGCGGCAGCATTCCCTGAAGTAAAAGTAACAGCAACGGCTGCAGAAAAAGTTCTTATGAACATTAGTGAAAAAATGGAAGCAGAATTAGTTGCAGGTGGTTCAGTAGCAATACCAAAAGTTGGTAAAGTTAAAACTAAAGTTCAAAAAGGTAGAGAGGGAACTCTAAACTTTGGTCCAAGAAAGGGTGATAAATTTAAAACTGAAGATAAAACAGTTTTAGCAATCGTTCAGGATTCAAAAATAGCTGAAAAGCTTTAGGAAGAGTTATGGAATGTCTTTATCTTTCAACACCTACTGAAAAGATTATAAATCTTAAAAATGTATCAACTATTTTAGTTGATACTGAGAGATGTAAAATAATCTATAATTTTATTAATTCTATTAACATTATGGAAAGAGAAACTCCGGATTACACATATCAAACATTTGATAGTCCTGAAGAAACTCTAAGAGAATTTGAGAGTATTAAGAAAATTCAATTTGTTAAAGATAATTTTTTAATTTCAGAAGATATAAAAAATTTAGGTGAGATTGTTAATAAAAACTTCATCACTTCTATTAATATTGATGAAAAGAGAAAAAGAATTGTTTTTAACTTAAATTTTTCTATTACAATACTAGACCATAAAACTAGAAAGCCGATAAAAATTTCGAAATTTGTTTATTACGATTATAAAACAACAGCAGATTTAAAAACCGAACTTGGAAAATTTGTAGAAAAATTAGTTTAATAAGATATTAAGGTCTTTTATAGTAAAATATATAAAAATAAAGGAATAAAAATGACAGAAGATTTAAATTTTCTAAATGTAGACAACGATGTTGAAAAATCAAAAGAGTATATTAAAAGAATACTTTATATTGAAAATGAAATAAAGGGTCTTAAAGAAGATATAAAAGTTATCAAACAAGAAGCAAAAGAAGATGGTATTTTAACTAAAGAAATAAATAAAGCTATAAGTAAAGTAAAAGCTAAAATTAAAGAAGATGGCAACCCAACTGAAATGACATTAGTAGATTCATTTATTAATATTATTGAAAATGATGGGGATCTTTATCAATCAATAGCTTCTCTTTTAGAGAATTAGGAAGAAATATGATTAAAGAAGCACTTATCTCAGTAAGAGAAAGCAAACCAAAAATCTTTAGAGATAGTTCTAAGGATAAATGGGATCTTGAGGGAATGGATAATTATATTAATAAAATTGGACTGTCTATTATAGGAATTGGTCTTTTAGAAAAATTCTTTAAAACTAAAAAAGACTCAACATATATTTTTACAAATCTATTCAAGAATGAAGAAGCAAAAGGGAAAGAATTTTTAGATGGTAATCCAAATAAAAATGAAATCCTTTGTAGATATGCTTCAACAACTACAATAGCTGGTGGAATGACACTACTTTGTATTTTAAATACAGAAAAAGGTTATATGAGATATTTAGAAAATATCGATGATGATCCAGATCTTGAGGATGCACAATGGTCAAAACCTCAATATTTTAATTATTTGAGAGTTTTGAACTAAAAAAGAAAGAAATTTTAAAATTTCTTTCTAAAAAGTCAATTTTTAGAAATATTGACTATAAATAACTATATCTAAATATAAAAACTAAAGGAAAGGAAAACTATGAAATTGAGTTTACAAACAATTATTTTAAGTAATATTGAAAATAAACCAACAGAAAATACGTCTAGATTTATAGATAGTGCTCTGGCTCAAGAAATTTCATATCCTTTCTTCTCTCAAAAATAAATAGTGATCTTTGGTCACTATTAAGTGGCTAAAGTTTACAACTTCAAGAAATTATATAATTTCTACAACAAAAACAATCCACTTAATTTTATTTTAAGACTATTCAGGTATAATATATTCAACTAAAGGATATAATATGAATGATAGTTTAATTACAAATATTGCTACTGTTACTGGTGTTGCTGCCGCTCTTTTGATGGCTTTAAATCTAAATATGTTTTTTATTGCATATTTACTTTTTGTAACAAGTTCTATTTTATGGGCAATTTATGCATATAGAAATAGAAATAATCAGTTATTAGTTATGAATATAATTTTTTCTATTATTAATTTAATAGGTTTAATTAGATTTTATTAAGCAAGATTTAAGTATATTTTAGTTATAATAAAAAAGTTTAAAATATAAATGGGGTATTAGCTCATCGGGGAGAGCACTTGGTTTGCAGCCAAGAGGTGATTGGTTCGAGACCAATATACTCCACCAATAAATTTAATAAGACTTTAAGCTTTAATTAGTTATAATATAAAAGTTAAAAAAATGGTCACATAGCTCAGTTGGTAGAGCATCAGACTGAAAATCTGGGTGTCACTGGTTCAACTCCAGTTGTGACCACCATTTTAAAAATTCTTTAAATATTATGAGAAATTTAATAAGACTTTAAGCTTTAATTAGTTATAATATAAAGAAGAAATATTGCATCGTCGTCTAATGGTAGGACATCAGCCTTTGAAGTTGAGAATGCTGGTTCGATCCCAGCCGATGCATCCAGGGTGAATAACTCAGTTTGGTTAGAGTCTCCCGCTCATAACGGGATGGTCGTTGGTTCGAGTCCAGCTTTACCCACCAATAATGCCCAATTAGTATAATGGATTATTATGCCAGTTTTGTACTCTGGTGATAGAGGTTCAATTCCTCTATTGGGCTCCATAAAAATTGTAAATTCTATAATGAATTTAATAAGACTTTAAGCTTTAATTAGCTATAATATAAAAGTTAAAAAATGGTCTCGTCGTATAGTGGTTATTACACCAGCCTGTCACGTTGGTTACGAGAGTTCAATTCTCTCCGGGATCGCCATAAAAATTATAAATTCTATAATGAATTTAATAAGACTTTAAGCTTTAATTAGCTATAATATAAAAATGCTCGGTTCGACTATCGGTTAGGTCACCATACTTTCAATTTGGTAAGAGGGGTTCAATTCCCCTACCGAGTACCAAAAATATAAATTCTTTAAATTTTATAAGGAATTTAATAAGACTTTAAGCTTTAATTAGCTATAATATAAAAGTTAAAAAATGGCTCCATAGTTTAGTGGTTAGAATATCGGGTTTTCATCTCGAGGACGAGAGTTCAATTCTCTCTGGAGTCACCATAAAAATTAAATGAAATATTTTGCTCTGTAGTGGAGTATTTGGTAGCTCAGCAGACTGTTAATCTGTGTCGTAATGACTATGTTGGTTCGAGTCCAACCTACAGAGCAAAGTATTTCAAAATAAAAAGGAAGAAACTATGAAGAGTTCAAAAATCATAGTCCCTTTATAAGCATAGACGAATTAGATGCTTATAGAGTGACTTTAAACAAATTGTTTCGTCAAAAGGAATAAAGTTATTTTTATAAGCATCTAAAGCTTTGGTGGTGAAGCACGAGACTTTTAATCTCGGGATCTGAGTTCGACTCTCAGTGGATGTACCATCGTATCTGTAATTCAGTTTGGTTAGAATACCTGACTTTTAATCAGGAGGTCGTGAGTTCAAGTCTCACCAGATACACCAAAAATTGTAGTTTGAAAGCTGATCGGATTCAGCAGCGAGACTGTAAATCTCGTCCTTATGGGAGTGGTTCGAGTCCACCAGACTACACCATATAGAATACTTTAAAAAGAAATTGATAAAATTAGTGAAAACCACGACTGTATAATATTCAGTAAAAGTAACTAATTTATTTGGAACAAGTTAGTGGTAACTTGGGTAGCGTCGAAAACTATATTAATTTCTTTTTAAAGTATTCGTAAAACAATACTTATATGGTTACAGATTAGATTTTGTAGTAAGAAACCTCAGACAAAACTTGAGGTGTCACCAATCAAACATAATGAAGAGAAAGGGTAAACCAAGAGACTCACCAAAAAACGAGTCTGTTCATTTAATGTTTATTCTTACTTTAACAGTCGATAGGAATTAAAACTAAACCAAAAGATTGTAGAAAATAACTCAAGCAGAATTTAATCGTCTGTATTTTCGAAAAAGTCCTTATGGAGATAAGGCAAAAAGACTGAAAGAAGAGATGTAGGTCTTAAAATATAATTAGATATGTAAAGTATCAGAGATAAATTAAATATCCTTTATATAATTAGGGTATTTAATAAATCCTTTCGGATTTTATTTATAGCAGTGTAGAGTACTGGCAACTCGCTTGGCTCATAACCAAGAATATGTTGGTTCAAATCCAACCACTGCAACCAATTGGAGATGTGTAGTTTATGAAAAATAAACCTCCATTCTATTTTAAAAAGTTAATTAGTTTGATTTTTTAAAGTAGAATT